TACACGAATCCCTAGACGAAAATCTAAAAAAATGGTTCAAAGACAAATGGGTACGCATGGGACCTGGTGGTAAAATCAGAGGATCATGTGGGGGTAAATCTAAAGGTGAAGGGAAACCTAAATGCCTACCTGCCAAAAAGGCATACGCACTAGGTAAAAAAGGTAGAGCCAGTGCGGCACGTAGAAAAAGAAGAGAAGATCCAAATCCAGATAGACGTGGTAAAGCAATAAACGTCAGCACAAAAAAGAAAAAATAAATCATAACTTCCTATAAATACACTATATTAACAAGGGGGAGGTTGTGTCTTGAATTTTGTTGCAAATGTTCCATATACAAAATGTTGGGTTCGTAAAGAATACTTACACGACCTTGAGAGAGGTCACGGCGAATTTGTAGAGGCTGTGATCATTGCTGTTAAATCAGTGCAAGGCAGAGCATTGATGTTTGAAGCATACCTACCAGAGTATGGTGCTTGTTTTGACAAGTTTCCTTTATCCGCATTCGTTTGGAAAACCAACATCAAAGAAGAAGAACAATTACCACTGAGCACGTTAGAATTATGGGACTCGTTCAGTTCCAACATACAAGTATGGACAAAATCTATGCTTAAAAACTGTGATGTTGAAATCATGCTTAAAGGTGGCGGCAGAATGAAAGGTGAATATCTATTCACAGTAGATGCTTGTCACGGTGATCCTAACTCTGTAAACACAGGAGTTTCGGAAGTGCCTAGCGAACACAAACAGCATAATTTTGGCAGATTAGAAAACGGACAATACTTTGCACAACCAAACAATAGAATGCTTTGGTATGAACAATCACTTACTCCATCAGAATTAAAAAGACCAGACTTCCAAGTCAGCACCAGAGAGTTCTTCTGCGAAAACGAAAGCAGTGTAACTTTTGGTGATTCAAACGATTACTTCTACGAAGAAAAAGACAGTCCAATCAAAAAATAATCATTGACTTTACTGTAAAAATTAAGTATAATCAGTTATATTAATTTAAAGCAGGATACAGACAATATGATTAAAGGATTTAAAATTCCAAAAGTAACTTTCAGAGTCAGAACAGGCGATGCTGTGGAAACAGATGGCGGTTGTGCAATCGGTGGTGAATGGCACAATGCAACAACTGATTCTTATTTTAAAGGCAAAAGAGTGGTAATATTCAGCCTACCAGGAGCATTTACTCCTACGTGTTCATCACAACAACTTCCAGGTTTCGAAAAAGAATATGACAAAATTAGAAACATGGGCATAGATGAAATCTATTGTGTATCAGTAAATGATTCATTTGTTATGAACGCATGGGCAAGTCACATGAAGATACAAAATGTAAAAATGATTCCAGATGGTTCTGGAAACTTCACAAGATTTATGGGTATGTTAATTGGAAAAAACCATTTAGGTTTTGGAAATAGAAGTTGGAGATACATGGCAGTTGTCAACGACGGCGTTGTAGAAAGATGGTGGCAGGAACCAGGTATCAACAATGAAGGAACGGATGACGATCCATATATTGCTTCTACTCCTGAAAATATGGTTAATTATTTAAAAGAAGAGTATGCAATGGGAAATTACGGCGACTACTCAGGAATAGATCACAACAAAGTATAACGGAGAAAAACAATGGAACTAAAAGATAGTAAAACAGCACAAAACTTGAAAGACGCTTTTTCAGGTGAGAGTCAAGCAAATAGAAGATATCTATACTTTGCTCAAAAGGCAGACATAGAAGGAGCACCTGATGTTGCTCAGGTTTTTAGAAGCACAGCAGAAGGTGAAACAGGACACGCACACGGACATCTAGAATATTTAGAAGAAGTGGGTGATCCGGCAACAGGTGAACCAATGGGTGAAACAGAAGCCAATCTAAAATCTGCAATACATGGTGAAACACATGAATATACAGATATGTACCCAAGTATGGCAAGAACAGCCAGAGAAGAAGGTTTCGAAGAAATTGCAGATTGGTTTGAAACACTTGCAAAAGCAGAAAAGTCACACGCAGGTAAATTTCAAAGAACACTTGACGCTTACAAAGGAGCATAACAATGGCAGGTAGAACATACGGCCCGGAAGAACAAGCAAAACTTAAAAAAATTATTGATGAAGGCGCAACAGTGCTTTCTGAGGTAGAAGATTTAAGTGCTGGTTTGAAAGACACTGTGAAAGCAGTGGCAGAAGAATTGGAAATCAAACCTTCTTTGATCAACAAGGCAATTAAGATTGCACACAAAGGTGAGTGGGGCAAGTATTCAGATGAATTCGATTCATTAGAAAACTTGATAATTGCAGTTGGTAAAGACAAATAAAATCGTAGATTACTTCCGAGAATCATATCATCAGGACAAGTTGTGCTTTTGGCTAGAAATGGTCAGCACACTTGTCAATATTATTGCAAGTATGACATTGGCTCTTAATGCCGCGGATCCAGATATGCGTATTGTGTATCCATTTTTCTTAATTGGTTCAGGACTTGCAATGTTCACTTTTTATAGAAGAAAATTAGTTTGGCCCACAATGCTTGTGAGTTATTTCTTTTGTGCAAACATATTAGGTTTCGGTATAGCAATGGGGTATTGGTAATGAAGTACATGGTTGACATAGACAACACAATTTGTTATAATGAAAACAGCAATTACGAACAAAGTCAACCCGACATGGAACGTATTGCAAAGTTGAACAAACTGTTTGATGAAGGACACGAAATCCATTATTGGACAGCAAGGGGTGGTAATTCTGGAATAGATTGGACAGAACTTACCAACAAACAACTTAATGATTGGGGTGTAAAGTACACTTCAATCAATATGAAAAAACCTGTGTATGATGTTTGGGTTGATGATAGAGCAGTAAACATAAAGGACTTTTTTAATGAGAATTGATTACAACATACATTTAGATTATTCAGACGTTTTATTACATCCTAAAAGATCAACATTAAGTTCTAGAAGAGATGTTGATATATTAAGAAAATTTAAATTTAGAAATAGTGGTAAAGAATTATCTTACGTGCCTATCATGGCAAGTAATATGGATGGTGTTGGTACATTTTCAATGGCAAGAGTATTGCAAGAATACAAAATGCTTACAGTGATTAGAAAGCATTATACACTAGATGATTGGAAACAAGCCGCAGGCACAGGATTAAAATTCAAATATGTTTCTGCCTGTGTAGGTACTGGTGCTATATGGGATAAAGACGCAAAAGATTATCAAACACTTAAACAGGTGATGTCAGCATTTCCAGATATCCCTTGCATCACAATTGATGTTGCAAATGCATATCATGAATCATTTGTAGACTTTGTTACAAAAATTAGAACAGAATATCCAGAAAAAGTTATTATTGCTGGAAATGTAGTCACGCCTAACATGACAGAAGAATTGATTATAAAAGGTGCTGACATAGTAAAAGTTGGAATTGGTCCAGGTAGTGTGTGTACCACAAGAACACAAACAGGAGTAGGTGTTCCTCAGTTTTCAGCAATAATGGAATGTTCAGATGCGGCTAACGGCGTTGGTGGACATATCATTGCTGACGGTGGTTGTACACAGCCAGGAGATGTTTCCAAAGCATTAGGTGGTGGAGCACATTTTGTAATGCTTGGCGGTATGTTGGCAGGACATGATGAATCAGAATTAGAATTACAAGACGGCAAAAGAGTTTTTTATGGAATGGCATCACAAACAGCACTAGATACACACGGACAAAGAAAAGACGGATACAGAGGCACAGAAGGCAAAACAGTCACATTAGATAATAAAGGCCCAGTCAAAGACACTGTTGAACAAATTTTAGGTGGAGTACGAAGCACTTGCACTTACATTGGAGCAAGAAGAATAAAAGATATGCCTAAGGCGGCTCACTTTGTGAGAGTGAACAATGTAATCAACAGAGTATTTGATAGATATGAAAAAAACTGATCAGATTTTGAAATGGATTGCTACATTCACTTTGATTGTAGGAACATTCGTTAATGCAGGATTTCCACATTTATATCCAATAGGACCTATGCTTTTAGCAATGGGAGGAATAGTTTGGTTAATCGTTTCAGTGATTTGGAAAGAACCAGCACTGATAACTACAAATGCAGTATTGACAATTACCGGAATAGGCGGTATACTGTTATATTATTTGCATTAGGCCCAATCAGCCACAAGTGATTATTTGGTATGTGTCAGCCACAAATGACATTAGGAGAATAAATGAGTTATATAGACGGCTATTTTGATAGAGGAGCAGACATTATAAGAGTTGTTGAACGTCAAAATGGTGAAAGAGTTTTTAAAGAATATCCCATCAAATACACATTCTATTATGAAGATCCAAGAGGAAAATATAAAAGTACAACTGGAAAAACACTCAACAGAGTGATATCTAAAACAACAAAAGACTTTCACAAAGAATTAGCAATAAACAGAAACAAACAATTATTTGAATCAGACATCAATCCTATATTTCAATGCTTGAGTGAAAATTATCTCAATGCAGATTCGCCTGATTTAAAAATTGCATTCTTTGATATTGAGGCTGACTTTGATCCAGAAAAAGGATTCAGTACTCCAAGTGATCCATTTATGCCAATCACAGCGATATCTGTTGCGTTGCAATGGATGGATTCATTGGTGACGTTTGCTATTCCACCAAAAACAATGAGTATAGAAGAAGCAAAAGAAATTACAAAAGGCATAGACAATTTGTATCTTTACAAAGATGAAGGTGAAATGTTATTAGCATTTTTAGATATAATTCAAGATGCTGATGTGCTGAGTGGTTGGAACTCAGAAGGTTATGATATTCCATACGTAATAAACAGAATTCAAAAAATATTGAGCAAAGATGACACAAGAAAACTATGTTTATGGAAACAACTGCCTAAGAAAAGAGTATTTGAAAGATTTGGTCGTGAACAAGAAACTTATGACCTAGTTGGTAGAGTGCATTTGGATTCATTGGAACTTTATAGAAAATACACATATGAAGAACGTCACAGTTATAGATTAGATGCTATTGGCGAACATGAACTAGGAGAAAAGAAAACTGTGTATGAAGGCAGTCTGGATCAATTATACAATCAAGACTTTAGAACTTTCATAGAATACAACAGACAAGATACAAGACTTATTGACAAACTAGATAGAAAACTTAGATTCATTTCATTAACAAATGAATTAGCACACGCAAACACAGTGTTATTACAAACAACACTAGGTGCCGTTGCAGTAACAGAACAAGCAATTATAAATGAAGCACACAGACGAGGTGTGCAAGTTCCAAATAGACCTAAAAGAGATGTAGGAGAAAACACAGCGGCGGCTGGTGCCTATGTGGCATATCCACGAAAAGGATTGCACAACTGGATAGGATCAATGGATATCAATTCACTGTATCCTTCAGTGATTAGAGCATTGAACATGGCTCCTGAGTGTGTGATGGGACAGTTGAGACCTAGTCATACTGATGAATACATTGAAGAACAAATGACTCTACAAAAGAAATCATTTGCTGGTGCTTGGGAAAATCATTTTGGTTCACTTGAATATGATGCAGTAATGCAACAACGAAAGGACATTTCAATTCATGTTGATTGGGAAGATGGCAAATCAGAGGTAATGAGTGGTGCTGAAATTTACAAGATGGTATTTGACAGCAATAATCCTATGATGATCAGTGCCAATGGTACAATTTTTACAAGTGAGTTTGAAGGGGTCATACCAGGACTACTTGCCCGTTGGTATAAAGAAAGAAAAGAAATGCAAGGTATGTTGAAGAAAGCCAAAGAGGCAAACAACGATGCAGAAATAGAATTTTGGGACAAAAGACAACTTGTTAAGAAGATTAACTTGAACAGTTTATATGGTGCAATATTAAATCCAGGATGTAGATTTTTTGATAAACGTATTGGACAATCAACAACACTATCAGGTAGACAGATTAGTAAACACATGGCGGCAAAAATTAATGAAGTCATCACAGGTGAATACAACCATGTTGGTAAAGCAATAATATATGGTGATACAGATTCCGCATACTTCTCTGCATATGAAGTATTGAAAAAAGAAATACAAGCAGGACAAATTCCTTGGACCAAAGAAAGTGTTGTGAAACTGTATGACCAAGTGTGTGAAGAGGTAAATGGCAGTTTTAAAAAGTTTATGGGACAAGCATTTCATTGTTTAAAATCAAGAGCAGAAGTAATTCAAGCAGGTAGAGAATCTGTTGCTGAAACTGGATTGTTTATCACAAAGAAAAGATATGCCATATTGATATATGATCTAGAAGGTTATAGACAGGACGAAGGCGATAAACCAGGCAAAATAAAAGCAATGGGTCTTGATCTGAAGAGATCAGATACTCCTGTGTTTATACAGGATTTCTTAAATGAATTATTGTTGATGGTGCTTACAAGGAAAACTGAAGATGAAGTGTTAGATAGAATCAGTCAATTTAGAAATGAATTCAAACAAAGACCAGGTTGGGAGAAAGGATCTCCACGTAGAGCAAACAATATTCAAGAGTATGCTAAGAAAGAAGCACGTCAAGGCAAAGCAAATATGCCAGGACACGTGAGAGCAAGTATCAATTGGAACAACTTAAAAAGAATGCACAGCGACAAATACTCTATGGAAATTATGGATGGTATGAAAGTAATTGTGTGTAAATTGAAAAAGAATCCACTGGACTTTACATCTGTGGCTTATCCAACAGATGAAATGCATATTCCTAATTGGTTCAAAGAACTGCCATTTGATAATGATGCTATGGAAAGCACATTGATTGATAACAAACTTGGCAACTTGTTAGGCGTACTTGGTTGGGATATTAAGTCAACTGAAAGCAAAAACACATTTAACAACTTATTTGATTTCGGAGGATAGATGGCAACACACGGAATGATAGACTTAGAAACATTGAGCACCAGACCTGATGCTACAATATTGACTGTGGGTGCCATTAAGTTTGACCCTTACACAAACGAAGAGCCACATTCAGGATTATATTTGCGTTTGAACGTGGATGAACAAAGTGAACTTGATCGTCATGTAGATGACAACACTTTGGAATGGTGGGGTAAACAAGATGCAAAAATAAGAGAAGAAGCATTAGGTGATGAAGACCGAACCACATTATTAGATTTTATAAAACAACTAAACAAATTTTGCGTTGGTTTAGATGAACTTTGGTGTCAAGGTCCATTGTTTGACTACGCAATACTACAAAATTTATATGCACAATTAGGACAACCTGTGCCTTGGAACTATTGGCAGATACGTGATTCACGAACACTGTTCAATATGTTACCAAAAGACCCAAGAAAAGATGTCCAAATGGATCTACACAATGCACTTGCTGATTGTTATTTCCAGGCAAAGTCAGTTCAAAAAGCATATAAAAATTTTGGAGTTAAGAAAAGATGATAGAATTAGTCATTGACTTTTCGCCAAAACCTAAATATAATGTATATAAGGAGAACGTATAATGAAAGACATCTTACAAGATATCGTTGCACATACACATTCGCTTGGATTTCTAAGCCTTGTTAAAATAAGCAACGAAGAGCAAACAAAAATAGAAAGTATGGCTGAAGATAGATCAGTGATACTTGCAGGAAACACAAACAACAAAGTAAATGAATTTGATGGTGTGTTTGGAATGCCTAACTTAGACAAGTTAGCACTTCACTTGAAATGTCCTGAATATCAGAAGGACGCAAAAATAGAAGTTAAGTCAGCAGAAAGAAATGGCAAAACTGTGCCAACGCACATACATTTTGAAAATGCTGGTAAAGATTTTAAAAATGATTACAGATTTATGAGCACTGAAATCATCAATGAGAAACTAAAATCAGTTAAATTCAAAGGAACTGCTTGGGACATAGAGTTTGAACCAAGAGTGGCGGCGATTGCTAGACTAAAATTACAAGCGGCGGCACACGTTGAAGAAACTGTGTTTACTGTGAAAACAGAAAACAATAATTTAGTGTTTTACTTTGGTGATGCAAACTCACACGCAGGATCATTTGTGTTTGAAGGCAATGTAACTAAAGAACTTAAAAATTCTTGGAGTTGGCCGATACAACAAGTGATAAGCATTTTGAGTCTTGATGGCAGAATTAAAATGAGTATTTCTGATCAAGGAGCAATGCAAATAACAGTTGATAGTGGTATTGGTGAATACAATTACATACTACCAGCACAAACAAAATAAAGGAAAACATGAACGCAGTAGTACAAAAAATAGGCAAATGGCATAGTAGAGTGTTTGGTTATGTTTCTAAAAAAGCAAAAACAAGTAAAGTGTGGGCGATTGCTTTAACACTTCTTGTGATTTATGAAATAATTGAACACGTGGTTTATCCTATACTTGTACCTTATCTGATTTATTTAAATTGGTGGGCCAAGTAATATATGGATAAGAAAATTCCAACTGATAACCTTACTGACAAGCAGAAGGACTACGCAACGTTCCTTCCTGCTATGAGCAGTTTCTTTGCTCGAGACTTGGGCAAAGCAAGACACGAGGAAGATTATATTAAGCCAGAACGAATACCTCAAAACTTTGAGCATGGTGTTGAAGGATTGAATTATACCAAATCCAAAGACACGTATTTCTATTACAAATGGCATTTATATTCGGCGGGTCACGCAGATTTAAACATGAAGAAATTCAGTGTGCGTGATGATATCATTAGGAACAGAGATAGAAATGATAATTGGCTGTTAGGTGATTCAGGTGGTTTTCAGATAGGTAAAGGTGTCTGGGAAGGTGATTGGAAAGATTCTAGTTGTCCAAAGGCTAAAAAGAAAAGAGAACAAGTGTTGGAGTTTATGGATCACAACATGGACTATGGTATGATACTTGATATACCTGCTTGGGTGTCACGTTCTCCACAAGGTGCAAAAGCAAGTAATATTAATTCATATCAAGAAGCAGTTGATGGTACAAAGATTAACAATGATTATTTTATGAAAAATAGAAATGGTAATTGTAAATTTCTAAATGTACTACAAGGTGAAAACTTCCAACAAGCAGATGATTGGTATGCACAAATGAAAGACTACTGTGATCCTAAAAAGTATCCAAGCACACACTTTAATGGTTGGGCAATGGGTGGTCAAAATATGTGTGATATACATTTGGCACTGAAACGTTTGGTTGCATTAAGATTTGATGGATTACTAGAAAAAGGTAAGCATGATGTGATGCACTTCCTGGGCACAAGTAAATTAGAATGGGCAGTGCTATTAACTGACGTACAAAGAGCGATTAGAAAGTATCACAATGAAAACTTTATGATTACAT